CTGGACACGCGCCCAGGGTAACGTGTCTGGCAAAGTTTTACCGCCGCTCCCCAACCGCACGCGCACAGTACCATCCGGCTGGATTTCCACCTTACCCCGCTGCCGAGTGGCAAAATCGAATTCGCCGCTTTTCGTAAACAGGTCGCATTCTGGACAATAGCCTAGTTTCATCTATCACCATCCTGGCGTAATCTGCACCATACGATTCACAACCTCAGTCCGTGGTCGTGGCTCCAAGAGGAATGCGACGCCGTACCTCAGACAATCGGCCATATGAAAGGCGTCCTTGTTCTCGATATTCTCGGTCGGTTGGCCGTGGACCATCTTGCGCCTGTAGCTCCCCACGTCGGATAATAACTGCTTGCAGTTGTCGTGGATGACGATTTTAAAGTCCCGCATCAGGTCCATAACCCGGTCGATTTGCGCCCACACGCCGATGTCAGGCGGGTCTTGTAACGGGATGCCGTTCGATTGCCAGTCTAGCCGCGCCTGACGCTCTGAGGGACCGCCGCCTACCCAGGCCCATATCGTCTCGCCCCTGGACAGGTTAAGCACGTTCTGGACGTGCTTGCTGGTCGGTAGGCCATAGGGTTCGATGTATTCGCGGTAGACGTTCAGGATTTTCCCTACCGGGTCGAATGCCATCCATAACGCCCCGATGAACGCGCCGATGGGGTCCACGGCCACGATGCGCGGCCAGAGCGCGGGGATAGGGAATGACTGAACCTTGTGCCGTTCTTCCTCAAAGAGCGAATAAATCGCGCCCTCCGGTATGACCCACTTGCCGAATCGCAGCCGGAGCTTGCGGCTGCCGGTCAGCCGGTCGAGCGTGTCAATGTATTCCTCCCCGAACTCGGTCCAGTCGTTCGCCTCTGCGTCCCACAATATCGGGTTGTCGGTGTGGTCGGTGTTGATGAGCGTCGCTGCGCCGTCGTCGCACCGCTGCTTGAGCCAGTGCGTGGGCGCTTCCGGGTTACAGTCGCCTAGCAGTTGATGGAAGGGAAGGGCCGTACCACGGAGCCGGGTTAGCAACGTCTCCCAACCCCACAAACTGCCTTCCTCTGCCTGCTGCCAGTAGATAATATCATACTCGGACGACAACACCCGCCCCGGCTTGTCCATCCCGCCGACGTTGATCTGGCTCCCGTTCGGGTATCTGTAGGTCGCACGCCAGGGACGCTTTGGGCCATCGAGGATGATAGGGTTGTCTTGCCCCAGGACGTGAGATTCCAAAGTCTCCAATCCTGTTTCGCTCAAACTGGTCCGCGTCTCTCGAACAATCAGGGCGCGGCACCCTGGATACTGCCAGCAGCAGTAATTGAGCTTTTCCAGGCAAGCGCGAGATTTGCCGGTCCCGGCAGGGCCGCTCACGACAAGCTCCCGGTCCGTGTCGCCCAGGACACGCGCCGCATTGCCACGCGGGGCATAGTGCTGGTTGGGATTCAGTTTGCCGCGTAGCAGTTGATCAACTATCTTCTTCTGAAAGTCCGAGCAGTCCAGCAAGTGCCGCTCGACGTTCGGCATCTGTAAGTTCAACACTGGCGACCTTTACCTGTGCCTCTAGCTCTAGCTCCTGCTTATCCGCATATCCCCGGCTCTTGCCCAGCCTCGAAAGCACCCACTTGGCATCCCCGCTATCCACCGGCTGTTGCGTCTCGTTCTGCATCCTGTAGGCAAGTTGAATGTTGCGATTGACGACGGACTCGGCCACGTCGAGCACCTTCTCACGCTCGGCCTCAAATGCGCGTTTAGTTGTCTCCCATTTCTCGACATAGCGCTTGGCCGTGAGCCAGTCACAGCCGAGACGCTGCGCGACGGTCAGTGTAATCCCGCCGCTGCCCTCGATTTGTTCTAGGACGTGCTCAAGTGGATAGTTCTTGGTCATTCTGATTCTGACTTTTCGATTTAAGGTTCGTTATGTAGCCTAGCTCTTGACAAGTGGCAGATTGTATGGTATGATAGACGTAACACTAGACACAAGGAGAACACAATGCCACAGTATCACAAGGTTAAGAAAATCATTTTCAGAGCAGACAAATCAGAAAGCCCCTGCAAGGCTTGCCCCAAGTGCCAAGAATGCCTCGATAAAGACCTAACGTGCGAAGCACTTGTTAAGTGGCAAGCAGAAAACCGTACCCGCTCCAATATGCTAGTTTTTAGCGCCACATAGGAGGCTCGAATGCTATCCCGTATGCTATATCTGCAAACGACAGGAACAGAAGCCCTCATAAAAGTCATTCGTGAGCAATGCCGCGCCGGACACCTAACGGCAACGCAAGAGGCGCTTGCTACCCACGACCTCGAACAAGTCAACGAGAGGCTACAGGATGTCATTGACACGCTTAACAATGACGATTTGCCCGGTATGTAGATGCACGGGTATGTATGAACCTGGGAAGCCACCCGGCAAGGGGCATAACTATCGCAACCGATGTGTATGCCGCCCCTTGTCGGGACAGCGAGGACACGGGCGCTACTGGCATGCCGAATCTTACTATCTCCCCGCGCGGTTGCCACACGGGTATTGTGGCTGTCCTCTAACCGATGTGAAAGGCGTCCCGATTCCACCGCTACCCTTTGCAGTCTACAGAGACATTATATCCAAGCTAGAGTTTGACCCAAAAGAGCTTTTCCGTCTAGTTTTCAAGCCTATTCGCTAATCTCAGCCTTGTAATTTACAGGCGCCATATTGAGCTTATCCGCAAGTTTATCGCGCAATGCTCGATACGGAGTAACGATCTGACTGTTAGGCATAGGTCGCCCATCATACGTTATGAGATGGGACAATCCCCGACTCGCTATTTCTTCAAGCCACTGATTTTCGTCTGTCTTTGACTCTGGCTCCCTGCCAAGCAACGATACCTCATCAGGCGAGCACCTACGAATCGTTGCACGCCAAGTCTGTTTTGCATCTCCCCTTTGCTGGAAAAGTCTAAATCTGATGTTTCTCGCTTTTAGGGCATTATGGAACACGTCTATCTGCTCATCGCTCAGTCTTTCTAGCTTTTGCAAGTCGTATGTCCAAACTGGCGTATGTGGCGACGGGTCTAGCCTTGTGAGCTTGACGAATATCCTGGGATACGCTTTAGCAGAAACGGGTATGCTTTCAGCAAAGCGCATCATAGCCTCATAAGTGCCCGGCCAGCCCGTCACAAAAAAGAACTCGGCCTGTTGCCTGTTCTCTCCCAACAAGCGCACAAGCTCAACGATAGCATCCTCGGGTATTGGCTTGTTATATGCCTGCCTAATTTCTTCAGAAAAGCCCTCGATGCCAAAATGCAGCATACTTGCCCCGCTGAACCTCTGGGGATGCCTGATATAGTCCACGACTCGAACACTCTGCACATTTCGAGATGACGTTATCCCTTGCACGGCATCGCTGTCATTCGTGATAAATGTCAACCGATGCCCCTCTTTCTCGACGTGCGCCTGTGCTTGCTTGAGTCTATATGTCGAATTGTTCCACGTCGGATAGGCAAAGGCCGTCTCGCAAAATGAGCACTTGCCCTTGCACCCACGCCCAGCAAGATAATACCACTTTTTTTCATTGATGCGTACAAGGGGCAACTTGTCTTGCTCAATCTTGTAAGACGGCTCAACTCGCGACGAGTGCCTTGTCAACACAAAAGGTAAATCAAATACCTGTTCAGGAACACGCGCAGCGCCTAGCGCCTCGAAAAACTCAAATCCCTCTCCAACATTCACGGCATCAACATAGGCCAATAGGTACTCGCCACCAAAGCCCTCGAATCCACCGGCAATAACAGGCTTGTCACCCGCAATCTTTCGCGCCGACTTTGCCAGATTCAGATCGTCAGGGTCATCTATGGACACGAGCACACAATCGGCGTCGTCGCTGTCTTCTACCATCTCGACACCATTTTTCTCTGCCATCATTATGAGCGTTCGGTGTGTATATAAATGAATTTTACCCTTAGGCATCAACAAGAAGCACTTCATTTATAATCCACTCACAGAGAGCAACAAGCGCAACATCTGGCTCCTCCCCCCATCGCTGCTTGATTTTTGTCGCTGCGTCGTCGGCCAACTGCTTATCAAGCGGCGCCGCGAATCTGCCAAACCCAACAACGATACTATTTATCTCGCGCCCCCCTCGCATTTTATGACCATCCGAGAATTCTCCATCGTCTACAATCTCTAAGGGAGCAAGCAGCGAATCAATCTCCAAGTCTCGGAACATTCCGTCAAAGTCGAATCCTGACTCTAGATCAAGGGCCATCTGCGCCCCATCCCACGCCAGCCCTACCTCTCCCGCCCGGTTGTCCAGATAGGCATACTTTCGCGCCGGGTTATTCGGGTCGGGGTCGTCCAGGTCCATATCGAGCCGCTTGGTCACGACGAGCTGCCGCCCGTCCGTCTCGACGATAATAGCGTCCTCGATGCCGCTGGCAATGGCGACCTCTTGCGTTTTGTTACCAGCGATGACCTTGCCGTGCTTGTCTACGACGATACCCCGCCCAGCGCCGACTTGCTCTAGGGACGTTTCGAGCATATAGCGTCCACGCTCGGTCCCTTTGTTGGCGTTCCTGTCGTCAGGGACCAACTCGGACAGCTTGCCCTCTTGGACTTTTACCACTCCCCCGCCTCTCTCGCCTTTTGGCTCACGTTCTGCCAGTATATCACCCTGGCCGAGATGTCGCTGCCGTGCTGCCACCACTTAGACGGGACATCGGCCACGATAGACAAGCAGCCGTCGGCAGTCTCCACGCAATGATGCAAAAATGGCCCTGCGTCCAGCGCACGGGCCATTAGTGTCGAACCGTCATAGAACCTCAGATACACCAAGTCGCCACATTGCCAATCGCCGCCCAGAGGCATCGCAATCCACGGCTCCACTATACTGTCGGTGTGATAGCCGCAGTAGGTGGGACCAACATCGGCGTACATTGTGGCGACTAGCAAAATCTCAACCATCACACCAGCCGGTGAAATTGGATTCGATACGCAATTCAGCCATTGCTCGGTCAAACATCCATTTATGTATTGGACTGAAGGCGGCTTGCCTTCCATAATACCACGCATACTGAACGCTGGGATGGTTTGGCCTTGGTGGAATCAATAATTTATTTGTCATTGGCTGTTCGATTCTGTCCCGGCGGCTGTCCCAGGAGTTCAACCATCACACCAGCCAGCGAACCGTGCTCCCACAGAGTCTAGCCATTCACGATGGCGCAATAATCGCTCCTCTTTGATTCTCAACTCGTGATTGTGCTCTCGCCATTTAGGATTTGAATCGAGATAGTCGCCAGAAAACCACGGAACCTGTTTTTTGAACCAAGCCTCGTCTTTCTGTAGTGAGACATTCATATTATACTCGATTCTGTCCCGACTAGCAGTCTCCACAGCACGCGCCGGTGATTGCGTGTACCCGACTAAACGACTTGGGCCAGCGGTCGGGATGCGGTCGCGGCCAGCGGTGCGAGGATGGGACGGTACTGACATCGACGTGATAGCCATCCTTGCACAGTTTCACGCCGACCAACCCAGGAGCTAGACGCTGCAAGGGAATGTCCTTGATAATGTATACCTGATTCTCACGGTCGGCAAAAAGCGCATAGACCGGAACAGCCCCACAATCACCCTCGACCATCTGATCCACGCTTCTAGGCATCAATCTGCAATTTGGCATCTTGGCGGTCACGTTTCCACCTCCTGATACGTGATGACGGGCATCTGCCCGTAATCGATTCTGTCCCGGCGGCAGTTCTAGGGGGGGATAGACGCCGCCGGGACTATGCTAAACGGCCCGCGCCGTTGTCGCCGCGCCGTGCTGGCCCGTCACCCCACAATAAAAAGACCAGCACGGCCAAGGAGAGTACACAAGCGGGGGCACAACTCCCCGCGTTTTCATTGTACCCGATTGCAGGTCCTATGTCAAGAGAAAATGGTGTAGAAAAAGAACAGAATAGAACAGAACCTTAAAATTTTGCCCAACTAGCACAATTCGTCTCGTTTGCCTCTTGACAAATGACAAATGTGTGGTATAATGAGAGCAGAGTTGAGAACCAGAACACAGACAGACAAGGAGAATGAAATGAACACCCTAACACTAGCCTTCCACTACTTCCAGAACCTCGACCCCAGCCTCAGACTGAACGTGAGGCTGGAACGAACCTCAATGAGATGGTTCGATGGA